GAAGCAGTAATATCAATATCAATTCCAATGGCATTAGACCACCTTGTTCCAGTAGGAATTAAAGATAAACGATGGTATTTTCCACTACTACGTAATGATACCCTATTTTCGCTATCTGCTGCTATATAAGAACCTAATTGCGGTACAGCATTAAGTAGCATCCTAGACGCTATTGCTATGCTCCCAGAGCCATTATCTACAATTGGTCTAGCTAGTGTAACAACTGATGTTACTTCGCTTCCTATGTCACCTGTAGTAAGTTCTGCTGTAGAGTTTGCACCTGTAAAGGTTACTATCTTAGTATCTCTAGCACCAGCAAATAAGAATTTACCACCAGCCCATAGTTGGTCATCTAGTGATGTAGTCAATGTGTCCATGTTGCCGTACAAGTCTAAGCCTTCTAAAGTCATACCAGCAGAGGCAGAGCTTGCTACATAATCAACGTCTGTTGTGCAATATGACCATTTTTGTACTTGCCAGTTATAGATTAGCAAAGTATTTTGTGCAAAGTTGTCTATAAAGCCCCATACAACAATCTTACGAATCGGGTCAATAGTTGATGACATTTGAGCTAGTTTTGATGGGTTGGCATTGGCATAGAACCATGAATCTACCTTCTGTGTACCGATAGCGGTAACAGTTGTACCATCACATGAGTAGAAGCCATCTGCGCCTAAGAAGTAGCTCATGCTGCCGTACTGTACGACAGAACTACCTTCTACGCAGCCTACACCACGACTAATCGTGTCAAACTGGAAGAATAATGGTGAGCCAATGTAAGACATACGCACGATGGCACGTTCTAAGAATATTAGCCCAACCTCGCCACCTGTAATGCCTGTTATGTTTCCACCATCGCTAATTATTTGGTAATCAGCTTGAGATGTAGCGCCAGTAGTCCAGTCAGACTCGTCATTAATATCAGACCATTGAACTTTGTTTGAGTTAGTACCTGAATCTAGGTTGGCAGCTACTACAAAATCACGTACGACAGTAACAAATTTAGCTACTGGAGCATCTGCAGCCAAGTCATCAAATGTTGTGCTTGAGCCTAGCGTGTAGCCTTGTAACTTGTTGACATTATTAGCTGCAATAATGGTATTACCAAATTGAGTAAAGTTCCATTTAATTACGCTAGAGTAGTTGCCGGTTTTAGATACGTTATCCATACTCAAATCACCGCCATCAAACTTAAATAGCTTGGTAGCGCCACCAGCAAAAATACTAGTAGTTGCACTAAAGCGACCAGCAAATACGTTATTTAAGTTTTCACTAGCAGCAGCAGAATAATCTACGGCAGTAGGAAATGGGTTGTAGCCCAATGCGCTTGGCACTACGTTCTTTGCAACAGACAAGTTTTCAGCAACACCGGCTAAATCTGGTGTCCACTCTGTAAATGCTATGCGTTGAGTAGCCATTAAGCAGTCCGATTCCACATATAAACGACAACGTACGGTTGTAAGTTTGCATTAGTACCTGATACACCAGCAGATGCAACGGTTGTTGATGTTGATGTGCTTACAGATATGCCAGTAGTAGCACTTGCTGATGCTACTGTAGATTGCACAGCATCCCACTCACCACCATTTTCTAATGGACCAGAAGCACCTTGACGAGTTGTTTTTAAGTAATTATGAGTATGCCCAGAATCTGTTACGCTTGAGCTAGAGCTAGAAGTAGCTGTATGGCTATGACTAACCGCAACTGCGTCTGCACTACCACCTGTAGCACCGGCAGTAAAGCCACCGCCATTACCAATTAAAACACGACCTGCACCAAATGCTACCCATGTACCAAATCCAAATAATGTATTAGGATTAGTAGAAACTGTAGTTGTGTATATACAGCCTACTGGGAACATGATTTGCAAGGCAGCTTGAACAAATGCTGTTGTTGCTAAAGTAGTATTGTTTGTACCTGCTGTCTGAGTTGCTGAAGTACAGTTAGTTAAAGTACCGGAACTTGGAGTATCTAAAGCAGGTGTAGTCAATGATGGACTTACTGCACGAACATAAGCTCCTGTTCCTGTTGGTGTTGCATTTGTGCCAGTACCACCAGAAGCCACAGGTATTACTACGTTAAATGTTGGTGTGGCATTTACTGTTAAGGTATCACCTGCTGCATCACCAATTACCGTATTGCCAGTCAATGACAATGATGTAAATGCTGCCGTACCGTTTACAATAAGATTACCGCCTACAGTAAAGTTATCTGCGTCTGTACCTGTTTGCTGGTCTTTAATCTGAGCCATCATCTCACGGATAGCGTTATTAATACCAGATGGCGCACATCCTTCAGCAATATCTATGCCACCTACGTCTGTATTATTTGCTGCCGTTGCGCTCCACTCACTAATCTTATTTTTTGCCATAATCTATCCTTTAACGTACCATGTATTTGTTGATGCTGTTGGTTGAATCCAGTAATTTGCTCGGTCTTCTACATATCCTACTAAAACGTAATCCAGTTCAACGTATAATTGGTTGTCTGCTCTAGTCCAAATATTTGTTGATGTTGATGCTGCAACCCAGCTATTTGTTGATACTTCTGCGTTTGACCATGTATTTTCACTTTCCGGTGCATCAATCCAACCTTCACCAAGTATATGACCATCTGCAACAATGCTAGCATAACCTACGATGCTGCCACTAGCATTATATATCGCTACACCATTTGCTACTACATCCGCATTACAAAGAATATAACCAGCAGATGACTGAATCCTATTTCCATAAGCAGTAACAGTAGCAGTTCCTACTATGTCTGCCTGACCTTCTCTTTCACGATAACCAGTAGCAGTTAAATTTGCTGTAGCAAGAATATCTGCATTACCAAAGTACTCTACACCGCCTAATGCCGTTACAGTAGCAGTACAAGTTATAAAGCCCTCTGCCGTTCTAATTCTTATTGCCTGAGCATTGACATCAGCATAAGCATTTACGCTTGCTACGGCTGTCCTAATGCGTGTTCCTGTGGCACTTACGCTTGCATTTGCATCTACTATTGCAGATGTGTATGTTATTTTGTATGCAACTGCGCTAACTGTAGCGGTTGCTGTGATTATTCCTTCACCAGAATATATTGCGACACCGTTAGCAGTTACCGTTGCTAATCCGGTTATGTCGGCAGAGCCATCTACATAGCGAATATCGCCATAAGCATACCCATATATCCAGTAATCATAATCAACATAATTAATCATGTACTAGCCTAATAAAGCTACTACAACAAATCCTACTAATCCACCTAGCACAGTAGCCACCCAGTCCCAAAAGTCAGGAGTGTGGATGTCTTTATGCAGGTAGTCATAAATCTCTTTAAGTAGCGCAATGATAGCCACTACTACAATAGAGTAAGCCCCAATAAACGGTGTAAGCAATGCTGCTATGACTAGACCACCAATAAAGTGCATTTGCTTATCAGCAGGTACTTTGCATGGTACGTATAGTTTAGCTAGGAATGCGTTTACTTTCGCTATCAGGGCTTCCATATTATTCCTCTTTAGGTGCAGTTAAAGACTCTTTAAGCAAGTTTACAAATGCAGACTTGCCGACATTAAGCTGGTCTAGGTTAAACTGACTTGTGCCTATCTTGCGGTCTAAGTCTGATATGTGATTGACCATTGCTTGTTGCTGCGGTGTCATGTCTTCAAAAATGTAGTCTACTTCGTCAAGCGTAATGGTGGTTTTTTTGGTTTCAGCCATTATGTTCTCCTATTAATTAAGCAGCTTCTAAGGCAGCCACTTTAGCCTTTAGTTCTTCTATCATTGCTTGTTGTTCTTGTATTGCAGCAGTTAATGTAGCTACTAAGAATGATGTATCTATGCCTTGGTAAACTGGAACTGTGCGAGTACCCATTACTGCCTCTACTGCTGGTGTAACTTCATTGCCTTCCTCGTCTAGTACAGCAGGTATAGCTGGACTGATTTCGTATTCTTCTTCACGGTTAGCATCTTTCTCGCCAGAAACAGCGTGAGGACAAACTTCTGCTAACTCATGCGCAATAAAACCAGTAGTAACATTTCCTGTTTCTTTCCAAGAAAATTGCCTTGGTTTAAGCATTAATACAGATTCAAGCGCATCTGGTAAATCAACTATATTTTCTTTTAATCTATAATCTGATGTTGTATTGTATGCAGTAAGCCCAGCAGCACGGTTATAAGTAATTGAGCCTCTTGGAACATATGAAGTTTCTGTTAAAAATAATGCAAAATAAGGATTGCCTGATGTAGTAGCAGACCAAGCAACATAAGGCGCTCCTGATATATTATCTACTTTAGCTAAATATACATCTGCATTACCAGTTGTGACTGCCTGTACTCTACATAAATATCCTGAACTTGTAGTCCCCACCAACAAATTCCCACTAGCATCTAGTGTCATTGCTTGGGTAAAGGTAATAGCGTTGCCTGCTGTACCTGATGGGGCTGTATACCAGTTATGCTTTCCAGCAACTTGTTGATAATAAGCTGCTTGGAATGTAGATTTGTATGTAAGCCCTAAAGTAGTATCATAATACGCATTGTTTATTACATATGTGCCTGCATTACCAGCACCACCACCTGATATAACAGCAGTATTTGTACCCCAATCAATCGCTTTCCAAGATGAAACCCAAGCACTAGGAGTTACACCTAGACCCACGTTACCTGATGAGTCAATTGTTAATCGAGTAGCCGCTGCCGTGCGGTCGTAAACAATCAGGTTGCTACTTGCGTTCGATTGAATTTCATAAATCTTACCTGCGGAAGATTCAAGTTGAAAACCTGCTGCGGAACCACTTATGATGTGAAACTGAGTGCCGTTTGTGCCTGTTGCGTTGATAGTTAGCGGACGGTCAGGTGAGGCAGTACCAATTCCCACGTTGCCTGAGGAATTAATACGCATACGTTCTGTAGGTGTAGCTGAGCCGTCACCAGAAGTAGCAAATGTTAATCTTCCTGGCATATCCGCACTAGCACCAGGAGTTCCATCAACAGAGCTTTGAATATAAGCAGCATCGCTATACCCTGTACCATTAGCTCCAGAGAAAAGAACCGTTCCTAATACATCACCAGAAGCAACAATAGTGTTTGTGCCTAACGTTGCGCTTTTTGACCTTGCTAAATACAATCCTGGAGCACCGGAAGCACTAGAACTGTAGCGAACAAGGCTAGCAAAAGCGTTTGAAGTTCCTTCTACTTGCAAGTTACCACCAAAAGCCGCATTTGATGTAGTAGTTCCTACTAATAATCTACCACTAGCATCTAGTGTCATTGCTTGGGTGAAGGTAATAGCATTACCTGCTGTGCCTGATGGGGCTGTTTCCCAAGAATGCACTCCTGAAACTTGACTGTATCTTGTAGCAGTAGTTGTGTTTGCATACTTCCAGTTAACATTATAGTATGCGTTTTGAGATAAATAGACAGAGTTTGCATTAACCCCCCAAATTGCATTTCCTACAACTCCAACTTCAATAGCTTTACCAACACTCCAAGCACTAGGGGTTACGCCTAGACCTAGATTGCCTGATGTATCAAAACGAGCTATTTCAGCATTATTAACAAGAATACCCATTGGATAGGCGTTGGATGTACCAAAATATCCAATTCCATTTCCAGATGTAATTACAGATGAAGAATAACCAGCAGTTGAACTTAATGCTCTAATTACAGTTGAACCAGTAGATTTAGTTACATCTAAGGTATAGGTAGGACTAGCATTACCAATACCTACGTTACCACTAGAGTCAATACGCATACGCTCTGTACCACCACTACCAGTTGTAAAACGTAATGCCCCAGCAGCAGCAGTTGCAATAGTTGCTAATGTACTTCTTAAATATAATGTTGTTTCATTGGCTGGAGTAGCTAAATCACCAAATACAACAGCATTTCCCCCAACGGTATCAACAACTAATTTACCGTATGTGCTAGGACTACTTGTACCAATACCTAAATTCCCACTAGCACTAATGGTAGTAGCAGCAACGGTAGATGGAGTTGTAGCGCCTAGAGTACCGTTAAGTGCTGTACCTGTGATAGTGCCACCGTTGATGGTAGCAGATGTAATTGTTAAGGCAGCAGCAGTATCACCTGACTGCAATTTGTCTGTGTTTAGGTTTACAAAGTTAGCATCAACCTCATTATGGGTGAGTGCCGAGCCTTTCCCTGCCCTTGTGACGATGGTTGACATAATTTATCCTACGCTAAAGTTACAGAAAGGCTACCTGCTGCTATCTTAAATATATCGCCTGTATCAATGGTTTTAGATGCAGTTAAAGGTGTATGGTAAAGCAAGTTACCTGAAGTAGAAGCATCAAGTATGCCAATCCAACCAATAGTACCCCATGATGCACCTGCCTGTGGGAATGATATGTCTGCGTTTGTTAGGCTAGCACCGTTTGATGGTGCGTCAAATGAAGCAGGTTGACGAGCGTAAGAGCCACCAGATACTTCTGTACCTGTGTTAGCATCGGTTGGGTCTGTAGTATATAAGCCAACATAAACTGTTGTTGGTGCTGTGTAGGCTGTAGCTCGTAGCGTTACATTAATTAAAGCATTTTCTAAGTAGTTACTCATTTCTGCCATGATATTATCCTTTATCGTGTTGCTATTGAAATTGAAATTGGTGAGCCTGAATATTCGCCTTGGTCATCTGATACGGTTAAGGCATTTAATCCACGGTCATACAATGTAGCCCAAGTTTGTAAGCGTTGGTCGTTCATAATGTATGGTTCTGCCTCGCCAAGTGCAGCGTATAGCAACAAGTCTGGACATACTGTTAAAAATACATTACTTGCTACTGTGTTACTTAATTGTTCTGGTTTAGCATAGTAGAGCATACTCAATGTATAAGCACTATCTGGTACTGGTGCAAATTGAAATTCTACGGCTAATACCGTGTATTGTTTTGGTAGACCTGAGTCAAAAGTCCGTGCGTTACGAAATAATGCGCTAGGTGATAGGTACTCAAGTACCATCGTTGGATTTGTTTGTAGATGTAGGTCACGCATCTGCAAGAAGTCAGTTGGTAACTCTACCGTTGCATCGCCAGCCACGGTAACTGTTGTGACTACCTTTAGCATTTGACGAATACGCAATTCACGTTGCAAGCGCAATTCAGCAAGCCTGATAAAGTCAGGAATCATTGCCGTTAAATCGCTACGAGCAAGGTAGCTGGCAATTGTAGATTGTAATTCTGCGTATGTAGTCAATGCCATTAGATGCGCCCTGCCCTTGTGCGAAATGCCCTGTTATCA